GCAGCAGAGAAAGCCGCAGCAGAGAAAGCCGCAGCAGAGAAAGCCACAGCAATGTACGCTGAGAGAGCCGAGGACGAATCATTCCTGCGTTGGGAAAGGGATTCAAAAAATTAGAAAAAATTAGAAAAAAACGAAAAATAAATATATTAATAGTAAAAAAGAGTAAAGCATGTACATGTCAAAGAGTTATCAGATGTTAATTATATTAACCTTTATCGCTGTAATTCTCCTTGCATTTCGTGTAAGCTACAATAATATTAGGGTTGATGACGTGACATCAAAGGCTGAAAAGGACAAAGCCGATGTTGTCAGGGAAATGAAAAAAGAAATCAAAGAGACGGCTTCGGAGATCAAAGAAGATATAGACAAGATGGAGAGAAAAATAGTTAAAAACCAGGATGTGGTTGATAAAAGTCAGGATTCAAAAATACAAGAGAATACAACTTCTATAGATGTGAATTCCATAGAAATATCTGCAATGAATTCAAATATTACAAACAATATTGAACCCCAGATGCTAACTTTCGACGGTAATTTTAAATCATTAGATAGCATGGTCAACGTGAATAAATTGACTATCGAGTCTTTAGGAAAGGAGTTGACAGCAATGAATACTGATCAAAACAGCTGGAATGAGCAATTTTCTAACCAGCAAGCCGACCTTCAAAAGGAAATACTCAAAGTTCAAGAAAAAGACTATCAGGATCAATTGGATAAACTTGCAACTAAAATGAATGATTCAATCATACCTGATGTCGAGGCTAATAAGCAAGAGATAGTCAAGGTTTCCCAAAAAATTGATAAGGACCTTGTGAACGATATCAACGACCTTTCCGATAAGTACATGAGTCTTTCAGCAGACACAAATGCCTTAGGAGGGGAGACTCTAAGATTAGCCGAAATTGTTGATACACACGATCTGATATTGAAGGGATAATCTTTTTTAATCGTATTTTTTTCAAAGCTTTCGCAAATCAAGTCGACACTTTTCGAAGAACGTTTTGTACTTATGTAATTTTTTACATAGTAAGACAATTGTTGCAGATTGTATCAAATTAATACCGACGAGTATTTTTGTCATGTAATTTAAATTTGTAAGCAGTGTTTTGTTTAAGTGAATTTCATAAGAATTATATTACATCAGAAGGAAAATATTAAAAAATATTTAAAATTATAAGTGGTGTTATGAAGAAAAGAATTTTGTTTTTGAAACACGTTGAACTGATTGATGAATTGAAGTCAAAAGCTAAGAAAACGGGGGGATTCAAGCGATTAATCTACTTCGATAATATCAGGGGAATCGACGATGATTTGGTCATACAAATATCAAAAAGTATTAATAGCATAGATGACTTGATAGAATTAGCTGACATGTACATTCCTGGTCATAAATACAATATTGATTTATATAGGCTACATAAAATTCGCAAGCCATTGAAAAGGCTTTCGGAGACTGTCGGTTTAAGTGGCATAAAGACTGATATAACAAAACAAATAATGTATTTTCTTCAGGATTTCAATGGGAAATCGGACGACATGTTGCACACTGTGTTACAGGGTCCGCCTGGTGTCGGGAAGACCATGGTTGGAGAGATTTTAGGAGAGATATATTATAGATTGGGAATCATACAAGGGTCAGGAAATGAATACAAGTTCAAAATTATCAAACGGTCTGATCTGATCGGTCAGTATTTAGGAACAACTGCTAAAAAGACTCAGGAAGTTATAAACTCTTGTTTAGGAGGCGTGATGTTTATTGACGAAGCATACTCTCTTGGTAACGAAGGCAAACAAGATATTTATGCCAAAGAGTGTATCGACACGATAAACCAAAACTTGACAGAGCAGAAAGGTAAGTTCCTATGTATTATAGCAGGTTATGAGAAAGATTTGAACAGCTGCTTTTTCAGGTATAACGAGGGTCTCAGACGAAGATTTCCGTTCGTATACACTCTTGAGAAATATGATTACAAAGAGCTCTTGCAAATATTTTCGTCGATGTTGACAAGGGACAAGTGGCTGATAGAAATGTCAGATGAAATATTAGAGGAAACCTTTGAAAAACACTATGACGTTTTTGAAAACATGGCTGGAGACATGGAGACACTTGTTTTCAACACTAAATTAGAACATAGTAGCAGAGTATTTTGTATGGACGAGAGCGAGAAAAATAAAATCAAATCTGGCGATCTCGTCGAGGGTATAAATCTTCTGAAGAAAAACAGGAATACAGATCAGTTGGCAGAGCAAAAACAGCATGAGTTACAAATGCTGAGCACAATTTACACATGATATAAGTTTTTTTCTATCTGATAGCAGCTTAAGCCGCCGTTGAACTCGATTGCGCATATCTATCAGTACAAATTATAAATACAGAACGTGTCTCTTTGCGCTATAATCAAATGCGATATAAATACAGCATACACAATTTATTTAGCACATTTTAACGTTTCAGCAGTCTCTTTGCGATGTAATCAGATGCGATAGTGACTTCGAATCCATTTTTGGTGTTTCCAAAACTCTTGGTTCTTATTGGGGGTGCCCATTTTAGAATCAGTTTGCGTAGCTCGCGATGATTGAATTTGTTATCTTTGATATGCTTCTTAAACATAAGCTGGTGTGATTTGCTTTTGAAATAGTGAGTATTCTCCCTTATAGAGGTGATTAATTTGTGCATCGTCCATGGTTGGTATGGAACGTCAAACAGATGTCTGAAGTTGTTCACATCGTTCAGATTGTTGGTCGCGGTCTTAGTCGTTGCAATTATTTCATCAGTAGCTTTCAAGGCTGCCAGGTTTCCCTTTAATGCGAAGTCATCGAAGGGAGTTGTTGGCTGCATCTCCGGAAGCATCCCGTTTTTGGGGGGGTCCGCATTCGTATTTATGTATTCACGCATGTCTTGATTACGATTCTCTGTTGGAATTCTCTCTTGGAACTCTGGTTGGCCGCTTGGTGGCAACTCCTGTCCATTTCTCTGTTCTTGAGGCTGAGGCACGTGTAAGCCGAACGTCGGGATATCCTGCATCTCGGAAACGCGTGGTAGAAGATGGTGGTAGTCTGAAATTGGTTCATAAAATGCATGCGATCGTGTTTTTACGTTGCATGCTTCTGCTTCTTGCGACGGATTAGAGCCGGACGCAGAGTCGCGCAGGCGTTGATGGCGTGACAACCGCATGCCGCGACATGAGATGTGTTTATAGGGTTTATGATGAAAAAAAAAGATATCGGAAAATGATTTTGTTAAAATATCTTCTATTTAGGTTATGGGATTGCAATTTTACACTTTTCAAAAAGTTTTCAAAAAAAACTTTTCTCTGAAAAAAAATTGATGGGCCTCGGGAGAGATATTCTCATAACCATGCTGTGCGCCCTCGCTAATAATGTCATTGGTTTTAAAGGAATACAACCGACTATCGACTCGAGGGGAGTCGACGTCTGGCAAAGATAGTGCACACAATCGTGGTACAGTTCATGAATCAATGTGTGAAAATGACGATCTCCGCCTTTCAGCATCCCCAAAACGTAACTTTGCGACGACACTGAGTTGCCGCGGTGGTGAAGAATTGGGTATCCCAAGGGCAGCCACGGATGAAGCCCGCATCGTGTTTCTCAGAGCAACTAAGGATCTTCCGGTAGCAGTTCAACAGATGATATGGCATGAGGTTGCGTATCATAGTATACCTGCTTGTCCGCCGCCTACACCAAGAAAAAAAAGAAGTAGTAGTAATGCGTACATCAGATCATTGTTTAGGTCTTCAGAGAAATGAATCGTCAGAATTCTTCATCGAACTCATCATATGATGGCATGAAAGGCTGATTTGAAAACATATTATGTTCTATGTAGGCAGTTGTTATGGAATTTACGTGTACTCCCCACAATAGACCAGTCGATATCGCGACAATTTCGTAGCCGCTCAGCCCTTTTTTATCTTCTGTGTTACTAGCCATGCAGACAAAAGTCGCGAGCGTGATCACGTTTTCTATGCCTAGGAAGATCAGGTTTGATGTCACTTTGGTATACGTATATTTACATGCCATCGAATTTGAAGTAAATATAAACCAAAGTAAAGTTGTCATAAAAATGTATGTATTATGAAGAAGTACAAATTCCTGACATGCTCCACTGACGTGGCTACACATGAGAATAGTAATTGAAATTGTCGATAAGAAGAGTTTTGATATTTGACAAATCAAGCGAAGATCGGATACAATGTCATGGATGGCGGCAGACATTTTTATTTTTTTCACGACATGCCAAATTTTTAAATTAAAAAACTGTAAAAAAGCTAGTTGCTGTCATCTCGTTCTGGTATGATTTGAATCCATGGCATGTACACATTGAAACCGTCGTGTTCTGCATCAATCTCGGAAAACACCAATTCTTTTCGCCTTTGTAAATGTATTCGTCTTCTCCATTCAATCGCTTTCACACTTTCTTGAATAATGTCCATCACGTCCATAAATGATTTTGACCTCGAAAACTTGCTCCAAGCTCTATTTGCACTGATGAGGTCAACTTTCATGTTGCTTTCATACCACAGATCAAGCTTCTGAAATTGATTGCTTAAAAACTCTGCATCGCTTATGTCATCTTTCAATTGGCCTGCTTTACGCAGATCATCTATTGTCCATTCATCATTTACGTCAGAAGTGATGTGATTTTCTATGCGAAAAAGAGCCACGCACTCTATTTCATAGCTTCGAGGTATGTTGACATCCTTTTTTTCTTCCCACATGCGGAGGTCTAAAATGTATCGCTTCTGTAGAATATCTAGCTCCATGTTCATCTTCGACTCTGATACAAACTCATCGAGCGCTTCTAACGAATCCCGACAAACAAGTCTATCGGTGGTGAAATCCCGCATCTCGGAGGGAAAGGGACGCGACTTGTAGGAAGTTGCACTATTGTCCCCTTTATCCAGATGTAAGCTCTTCATTGAGTTGCACGCATGCATGTAGTCAATACTCGACATATTCCGCTTGTATTTATCAATGATCGACATCAAATCATGAAGATAGGTAGAGGAGGTGGCGGAGGAGGACGTGCTCATTTTTATGAAATTTTTCTTTTTTCAAAAAAACTTTTTCAAAAAAACTTTTTCAAAAAAACTTTTTCAAAAAAACTTTTTCAAAGGAACCCACTTTTCTTGTGAGCACGGCACGACACAAAATGAATGACACGTTACCATGACCCGACATGAGTGACGCAACGCGCAAACGGCCCGATCGGGCTGACGCCGCGAAGCGTAGAAAGACTTTAGATGAAACGGTAGTCAAAGTCAGTCTACCCGGGATTCTTGTCGCGCACGATGGTCGAGATGCCTTTCGCGAAGAAGTCGAGCGGTTTGTCGAGAACGTGTCAAAGAGTGTCAACAAGGGCAGTCTCTTACTCAACCGGTTCCTCCTCAAGCGGCTCGAAGATAATGAGACCCTCCCAGATCTTTCGAGTCTGACTTTGTATGGGCAGTGCTTGAACATCGGCTCGGGAAGGCTCAATAAACCTACCGAGGGTTTGCAAACCGCCTGGGATGCACATTTTTCAAACTTCCCAAAAATCGAAAAATTGGCCGGAAACTCCGCAGCTTTGACTTATACAGCGAAAACTTTCCAGACCAATTTTCTCAACTCGCTAGTTTGTGCATTCGATACTCGCCAGAAGTACCTGCTGAAGGCGTGGATCACAGCCAATGATTTACCAAAAGAGTCACTACAAGCCATTCGGTTTGCGATCAACGGTTG